ACGGTAGACAAAAATAGTATTACGTTGACCCCCCAATCTGGGGGTTTTAACCAAATTATTATCAGCAACGATATTTCTGTGAACGAACCATTTATACGTTTAGATAGCTCTGCTGGTATTACTAACACTCTGGATCATGACAGATGGACGGGGTTTATTCGAAGTGAAAATACAACCGCGAACCTAGTTCATTATTTAGGATTTTTTGATAATAGTGGGACTGGATATGGACACCCGCAGAAAAGTGCCTTACTGTCTTGTAACCCGGCCTTGGGGATCATCAGCGCAACCACTTTTAGTGGTAATGCCACATCTTCTTCGACGGCAGTTGGGGTTAATCTGACCAGTGACAATACGGCTGGAACATATTTTTTACCATTTTCTAAGACGGTAACGGCTACAGGAAATTCGTTATTCATCGATAACACGACTACACCCCTGACATACAACCCATCTACATCTACTTTAACTGCTACTAATTTTGCTGGATCTGCTACTACATCAGTCGGGCTTAATCTGACCAGTGACAATACGGCTGGAACATATTTTCTACCATTTTCTAAAACGGCAACAGCCACAGCAAATACCCTATTTATAGACAACGTAACCGGACCTCTGACCTATAATCCAAGCACATCTACTTTGGCTGCCTCATATTTCAGTGGTGATATAATCCTGCCATTAACCCAGAACACGGCTACCTTTGCTGGTACAACTCTGTCGGTTTCTGGAGCATCAAACGGCAGCAATGTGAGCTTTAGGAAGTCTTCTATTATTATTACTGGTGGATCTAACACAATAGCAGCATTGACTCTCACTGGGTTAATAGTCAATGGAACTTATAAAATTGGTATCCTAAATAACGGAACCAACAACTTGACGATCAACACTGGCTTAGGAGCGAATATTAAAACAGTATATACTGGAAATTTCAATGTATCAAATGGACGATATGCTCAAATGACGATCGATGTGATAGTGATCAACGCAGTAACGACATACATCGTGAATGCTTTTCAACTTACAAATTAACCCTCCGGTATAAATAATATCTATATTATTATATATATGGCTCCTCCTATTCAAAAAGTTAGATTACAAAATACACTTTATGATGTTGAAATACTGACGGGCGATATGGATAATATTGCCCAGCAGATCCAGAGTAAAAAAGAATCAATCATGATGTTAAATACTCAAGTATCAAGAGAAACCCGAGACTTAAATGATTTACAAACTCAACTCATGACGTTATATATCCAGCAAATGGGGACATTTCCTCCATCATAATATATTTACATATTATATAATGTCATCCTGGATTCGTGAGTACAATGCTACATTTTTTTTAGCTGTAGGATCTATTACATCAGCTTCGTTTGCCGTATTATTAAGGTACATATTTAAATCAAAATGTCGTCGGTTTTCTTGCTGTGGATTAACTGTTGAGAGAGATGTTGAAGCTGAATTAGAAGAGCAAAGAATAGAATTACAGGAACATACGCCTCATCACGCGATAGACCATACGGAAGACACAAAAGACGAATCAAAAGTGTAGTATTAAATTACGTGCTTGATCTTTTTTGCTTCCAAATATTTATTGCGAGCTTCTTCTAGAGTGGCATATGTGCCTAAATATTCATATACTCCATTAGCAATAATTTCAGATTGATATCTTCCATATTTAGTTTTATAATATCCTTTAGCATTTGTATTAAATTGATTCTGTTGGTGTGTCACCAGTCGTAAATTACAAACGCGATTATCGGATCTATCTAGATTGATATGATCAACCTGTATTTTTGAATTAGTAATATCAAGTCCTAGATATGCGTATGCGATCAATCTATGAACCAATATATGTTTATTAGATATATCTGTTCTATAATACCCACTCTTATTTAACAATTTAGTTGTTATCACCCACTCGCCTTTTTTGCCATACGGCCCTGACCCTTTAAGCAGCCTATAAACAATACCAGATAAATATATTCGAAAATTAGTCTCTAGGTAACAGATCTCAATAAATTCCATTTTAATATATGATATGTATATATTCCTAAATCAATTTTATATTAACGAATCGGCTTCTTATCACTAATAAAAGGCACGTATTGAACAACAAGCTCATCCAATGGTACATCATACTTATCTCTTAGATCTTCAAGCAGTTTTACGAACTGAGCTAATGTGTATCCCATGCGAGCCATTTCGATCCTGAATATAATCCACCTAGAACATGTAGCTATTTCTGTAGCTTCTTGTTGGAATCTAAACTTGTTTGATATAATAGTAAATTTATCTGGAGCAGTTTTTATAAGTTTTGATAAGAATCTCGTGTCTTCATTTAGCCATCTCTCTATAAAATCAGGAATATATTTGAACTCCTTATCAATCTGGATGCCATAACTGTTGAAACATTCAATAATATTCTTTACGCGTATCAAGCAAACCCAATGACCACTATTGCGATTGTTTTCAATCAGAATAACCACAAAGTCAAAGTCTGGATTAGGCAACAGTTCTTCTATAGATCTGTAATTTGCTAGCTCTGAATATTTTATAATCTTATCATATGAACAGCCTAGAGCCCTAGTGATGTCTTCATTGCTTCCGAAATAAGCCAGGTTGCGTATAAGTTTCTTTTCGTTCATTATATATAATACCATAATATTTTTATGCCAAATATACGCGGCACATAGGCGATCTAGGCCAGCTAGAATTCTGCCATCTAGTAGAATTCTTAATATAGAATTGGTATCATCTAGAGAATTTTATAAAATGCTGCTAGCTAGAAGAATCCTAGCACTTGAATTTTGCCATCTGGCATAATTCTAGACACCATAAACGCGTTCTATACTTGTGCTAATTGTAGTAAAAACTACTATAACCTATTTAATGCTATGGAAGGGCTTTTGTCAATCCATAACGAGGCTCCATATAGTCCATTTAGAGCATATAGGTCTTATATTATATTAGTATTAGTATTTGTTATCTAGTAGTTTTATGTATATGGAAGAGTATGGAGAAGATAGTATAGTTTTTAATAAATATATTTTAAGAATAAAATAAAATATTATTTTTAAATAAAAATATTATTTTTGGATCCTCTAATAACTCCTGGCTTGAAACCCCAAAAAGTCCTCCAGTCCACCATTGGTCGATCCATAACCCCTATGTGGACATAGTGCGCGTTATTAATTTAATTTAGCGATCCATAGTACATTAACAAAATCATCATACTGCGCAGAAGCTGGCACACCCCAAGTGGATCCTCCTGCTATAGAATTAAATGTTCCTACGTATATGGGCGTATTATCGTTTCGGATATAGATTGTGTTTTGAAGACAGAATCCATTTGGAGTCGTAGCACCTACAGTCCCCATCTGATTACTTTTTACTCCCATTATGGTTTTACCTCCAGAGTTGAACGGAAGGTCTTGTGTGATTATACATTGACAAGTAGACATACTACCAACTGTTATCTGCCAGGCTATATTAATACCCATGATATATGCTCCTTTATCTAAGTATGTCTGAGCCACATTTTGTTGCGTCCACGATCCAGTAGTCTGTCCTACAGGTCTAATTGGGATTCTTATTACTGGTATTCCTGATGATGACATATATATATTACAAAGATGATAATTTTGTGAATGATAAAATATTGAGATTGATGTCTTGAGGATTGATTGTTCCCCAAGGACCTGTTACGGTACACGATAAATACATGTAGATCGGTGTGTTGTCCGTAGTAATTACAACAGTATTTGATAGAGCCATTTTCATGTTGTTTGTGCCGGTAAGCCCCATCGCTCCAGTGATGGGTGTAGTGGCTATTATTTTTCCTGCTCCAGCAAATGGTGCGTCGATACAGATGGCCGTTTGAGAATTCGTAATAGGCCCTGGACCAGCACATTCATACGCAACGTTATAGTTTACAAAGTATACGCCTCGATCTAGATAGGTGATTGGAGTCGCGTTTCCTACCCAAGTACCAGATGGCTGCGTATTTGGAATATTATTCAATAGAATTCGTATGGTTTGA